GACGGAAAATATGCGACTGGTTCTTTAAACATATCTAATTTTACATCTTTTGATACAGGATCATTTGTAGCCACAAGATTTACTACACCAGATATTGATTTCTATATTATTCCTAATACTTCAGGGTATGAAGCTATTGACAATTTATCTACACCAAGATTCTTTTATACTTCATTAAATTCAGGATCTACTTATACATTAGATGATTGGGGTCAAAGAATAGCTGAAATTATTAATACAGGATCTTGGGATCTTTACAATTACTTCTCAGCTAGTTACAACTCAACTACTAATACATTTGCCTTTTCAGGTAGTACAACAGGAACTGCAGCAAACTCTTATAAAGTTTACAGAACTACAACAGTAGGTGGAATAGGTACTTTAACTGCTAGTTTAGCAGGTGGTGTAGCAGGAACTCCTTCAACAGCATTTACTTTAGAAACTTTATCTTGGGGAGCTACTCAAAATAGTACAGGATCAACAGGTGCTAATAATACTTTAGTAAATGGTACCCCAGATAATATTAGATGGGAAGTAGCTAATAATGATACTGCAACTGGAACTTTTAGTTTATTAATTAGAAGAGGAGATGATAATATTAATTCAAAAGTAATATTAGAATCATATGCTGGATTATCATTAGATCCAAACTCTCCAAATTATATTGAAGCAGTAATTGGTAACCAAACAATTTCTACTGATAATGGGTACACAGACATTACAGGTGATTATACTAACAAATCAAGATACGTAAGAGTAAAATCAGTATCTGCTCCTACACCAAATTATTTTAATAATAATGGAGTAGCTAAATCTGAATATACAGCTTCACTTCCATTAAACGCAAGTGGCTCATTTGGTGGTGCTAATGGTAATTTAGCGGCAGTATATGGTTTATCTGATACTAACTATACATCATCATTAAACCTGTTATCTAATCAAGATGAATTTAGATACAACGTGATTACAGTACCAGGATTATGGCAATCAGTTAATTCAACAGCATTATCATTATTATTAACAAATACTCAAAACAGAGGTGATGCTATAGCAGTTGTAGATTTAGTAAGTAAAGATGTTAATACTATTAATACAGTAGTAAGTGAAGCAGCTGAAATTGATAATAGCTACGCGGCAGCATATTGGCCATGGGTTCAAGTTAACGCTCCAAACACTGGAAAATTAACATGGGTTCCACCATCAACAATCATACCAAGTGTTTATGCTTACAATGATAGAATTGCAGCTCCATGGTTTGCACCAGGTGGATTTACAAGAGGTGGTTTAAGTGTTATACAAGCTGCTAAAAAATTATCACCAGACGATAGAGACACATTGTACTTAGGAAAAGTAAATCCAATTGCTACATTCCCAGGACAAGGAGTTGTTGCTTACGGTCAGAAAACATTACAACAAAAAGCTTCAGCTTTAGATAGAATCAATGTTAGAAGATTATTAATTGAATTAAAATCATATATTGGTCAAATTGCTAACACATTAGTATTCGAACAAAATACTTTAGCTACAAGAAATAGATTCTTATCACAAGTAAATCCATATTTAGATTCTATCCAACAAAGACAAGGATTATATGCATTTAAAGTAGTGATGGATGAAACAAATAATACTGCAGATGTAATTGATAGAAATCAATTAGTAGGTCAGATTTATATCCAACCAACTAGAACAGCTGAGTTTATTATATTAGACTTTAATGTAACACCAACAGGAGCTACATTTTAATAAAATAATTTAGGATTAAAGCCCTATCATAAGGGCTTTTTTCTTAATATTTATCATCAACAATAACAAAAACGTAACATGGCAGTATTAAACCCAAACGAAATAATGTTTACCGCTTTTGAACCAAAAGTTCAAAATAGATTTATACTATATATTGACGGTATCCCATCATACTTAATTAAAAAAGCATCTGCACCAGGATTTGAAGCAAATGAAATTATATTAGATCACATCAATGTTTACCGTAAAGTTAAAGGTAAAGTAAGATGGAATGATATGACTTTATCACTATATGATCCAATCGCACCATCAGGAGCTCAAACAGTAATGGAATGGGCACGTTTAGCTCACGAATCTGTAACAGGTAGAGATGGTTACTCAGATTTCTACAAAAAAGATTTAAGAATGAATATCTTAGGTCCTGTAGGAGATGTAGTTGGAGAATGGATTATAAAAGGTGCATTCGTAAAATCAGCAAACTTTGGAGAGTATGATTGGTCTTCAGGAGAAGCAGCGGTAGAACTTTCAGTAACAATAGCAATGGATTATTGTATCTTAAACTACTAAGAAATATAAAACATATAAAAGAGAAAGCCTATTTATTGGGCTTTCTTTTATTTTACTATATTTATATACACAAACATTAATAAAATTTATGGAAAATCAAGTTACAAAACCAAAATTCCCTACTGAAATGGTAGATCTGCCTTCAAAAGGTTTACTTTACCCTGAAGGTTCTCCTCTAAGAAGTGGTCAAATCGAAATGAAATACATGACCGCTCGTGAAGAAGATATTTTAACTAATCAAAACTACATTCAACAAGGTACTGTACTAGACAAATTAATTGAGTCTCTTATAGTTACTAAAATTGACATTAAAGAACTACTTGTAGGAGATAAAAATGCAATCTTAATTGCTTCTCGTATTTTAGGATATGGTCAAGATTATGAATTTGAAAATAAAGGAATAGTCTATAAAGTAGATTTAACAGAAATGATTGATAAAGAATTACCATCAGATGTAAATTATGAAAATGGTAATAATTTTGAATTTACTTTACCCGCATCAAAAAACCAAATAACATTTAAATTGTTAACACACGGTGATGAAATAGCAGTAGACCAGGAATTAAAAGGACTTAAAAAAATTAATCCTAATAGTTCACCTGAATTGTCAACTAGATTAAAATATATCATAACTTCAATTGATGGTGATAGTGATAGAAAAACTATTAGAGAATTTGTTGATAATGAATTATTAGCAAGAGATTCAAGAGCCTTAAGACAAGAAATAAAAAGAATATCTCCAGATATAGATTTAACTATTAAGAGTGATGACGGGGAGGACATCGCGGTACCAATTAGTCTTAACTTTTTTTGGCCTGACCTCAACCTATAGAATTAATATGTTCTCCCAAATACATGAAATTGTATTTCATGGTAAGGGAGGATATGATTGGAATACTATATATTACATGCCTATTTGGCTTCGAACTTTTACTTATAATAAATTAAAAGAATTTTATGATAAAGAAAATGAAGCAGCTGAAAAACAAAATAATCAGTTAACTAATAAAAGTGGCAAAGAAATAGCAAGACCTGATATTCCTCAATCAAGTACATATAATGCAAAAGTCCCTAAAAAATAGGGGCTTTTCATATTTATACCAATATAATACACTATGGCTCAAGACATAAATGCTTTAAATCAAGAAATTGCTGATCTTAGAAAACAACTAGGGGACAAACCCTTAACTCCTTTTGATTCTAAGGATTTAGATAAAGCTTTATTAACAGTTAGAGCTTTAAGACAAGAATTTAGAGAATCTTCTAGTGATTTAGATTATATCTCTAAAAGTTTTAAAGACACTGTTAATGAAATGTCTAAACAAAACATCTATTATAATACTGCTAAAAAATCTATAAACGGTATAGCTGATATTTCTAGACAAATTGTTGATTATAGAAGAGGTGAAAATGCTTTAAATGAAAAACAATTAAAAAATCTACAAAATCAAGCTAGAGTAAAATTTGAAGAAATAAAAAATGCTATAAGAAGCGGACAATTAAGTCAAAAAGATCTTGAAGCGGCTCAAGCTGCTTTAGATGTTAAAGATGATTTTAATGCTGCTTTAGATAGAACTCTAAAACTTCAAGAACAAGTTAATAAAGAAATTGGTTTATTAGGTAGTGGTTTAGAAGGAGCAGGTAAATTCTTAGAAAAAATGGGATTTGCCGGTATAGCTAAACCTATATCAGACGCTAT